CCCAGGTCCGAGAGACCCTGAGCGACATTCAGGCCCGCGTGTTCACCAGCGAGCCGCAGCACCCGCTCGCCCAGTTCCGCAGCTTTGGGGACTACTGCAAGGCCGTCTACGCCGGGGAAACCGAGTCCCGAGCCTTGGCCGATCAGGTCCTCGCCAACAATGACGGCGTGAACCCGCCTATCTGGGTGCAGCAGGTCAAGGGCCTTGTCGACCTTGGCCGCCCCGTCATCACCGCCTCAGGTGGCCCCGAAAACCCCGGCCAATCGGGAATGGACATCAACTGGCCCTACATCACGGGTTCGCTTCTCGACATCGTGGAAGAGCAGGTCGACGAGAAGGACGAGGTCAACTCGGTCCTTATCAGCATCGACAAGGGCACCGCATCGCTCAAGACCTACGCAGCCGGGTCCGACATCTCCTACCAGTTGCTTCAGCGCTCGAGCCCGTCCTACATCGAGGCCCACAACCTCCGAATGATCGCGTCCTACAACGCGGTTACGGATCGGAAGTTCACAAACGATCTGTGGGTCGGTGGCTCGAACACGAACGTGTACGACCTGTCGGCTGACACCGATGGCAGCGTCTTCCGTGAGGCCGTCTTCCAGGCGTCCATGGAGGTCGAGGACGCCACCGGCGCCCCCGCGACCGTCGTCCTCGCATCAACGGCCCTAATGAAGGCCATCGGCGGGTGGTCGACGTTCATTCCGGCGCCGTACTCGCCGAACAACGTCAGCGGCCTTGCCACCGCTTCGACGCTCCGCGTCGAGGTCTCGGGCGTTCAGGTCGTGCGTGCCAAGTGGCTCGACACCGACGCCGACCGTCACGCCATCGTCATGAATGGCCTGTCGGCCCGGTGGTTCGAAGACGGCCCGCGCCTCGCCCAGGCAGAGAACGTGCCGCAGCTGGGTCGCGACGTCGCGATCTACGGTTACGGCGCCACGGCTGTCTACATCCCCGCCGGGTTCGTTCGACTGGCCGAGAACTAGGCCGCGGGAGGGCCCCCACAATGTCACTAGTCACCGGCGAAGAACTGGCCGACGCACTCGAGCTCGAGTACGCCGACCCGCTCGACGCCGTGCTCGATCAGGTCGCCGAGGCGGCCGACGACATCGTGGGGGCCCTCATCACCACCGCCGCCTACTCGGCAGAACCGGCGGCCTGCAAGGAAGCCGCCCTCGCCGTCGCGATTGAGATCTTCCAGTCCCGCACGTCGGCAGGCGGGCAACCCGTCGCCATTGACTTCACGCCCGGCCCCTACCGCCTCTCCGTGTGGCTCACCCGCCGGGTGATGAGCCTTCTCGGGCCGTACCTGAACGTCGGGGGCATGGTGGGATGACCGCCCTCACGACCGAAGCCCGGGAATCCCTCGTCGACGCCTTCACGGATCAGGGGTTCCGCATATATGACACCGTGCCAGCGGTCCCGATTCCGCCATGCGTCGTCATCGTCCCTGACTCGCCCTGGCTGGTCCCCGAGCGCCTTGGCTCAAACCTGAACTACCGGGCCCGGTGGCGTGTCCTTATCGTCGTGAGTCCCCGAAACAACGCCCAGGCAGTCCTCGACATTGAAAACGCCGTCGACCTGTTCCTAGGCCTCATCCCAACCGGCTTTAACGTCGACCTTGTTAACCCGCCCTCCCTGTCCGATACAGGGGCTCAGGGCACGGTCTACACGACCGAGATCGCCGTCTCGGCACACATGAAGGAGAACTAGCATGGCAGTTGTTTCTGTCGCCGGAGCGGCTTTCACGGTCGATGTCGCTTCCATCGGATACGAGGACCAGGTCACGTCGGGCACCATCACCACGACGCCGACCATTGTCCGAACGCCCACCCTGAGCGACGTCGCATTCACCCAGACCGACCTCAACTCGACGATCTCGCTCGAGTTCCTGTACGACGAGAACAGCGGCCTATATGACGCCCTTCAGGTCGCCATTGCTGGCGCCAACACCGTCGCCGTCGATGTCCGTTCCGCCGCCGGTCACTGGGCCGGTAACGGAATGAGCATCGAGTCTGCGGAAATGACCGTCGACGCCGCAGGCATCGGCACGTGTTCGGTGTCCTTCACCGGCACTGTTGCATTTTCTTAAACCAAACCTAGTGAACGGGGAAGCCCATGTTTCCGCAGCTACACGTATACCTCGATGACCAGGCGGAACCCCGCATCATCGAAACCCAGTCCCTTGACTTCTGGACCTACGAGGATCTCGTGGCAAAGGATCCGAGGGCTAAGACTTCCGAGCACGGCATGAGACTGACGATCGCGTTCCTAAACGTGGAGGGCCGGGATCCGAAGAATCTTGACGAGGTGAAACTGTGGGCACGGGAGCACCGGGCCCGCATCACGCTAGGCCGTGACGTGGACCCTACCCAGTCGGATCACGACGAAGACTCCTAGTCAAAGTCGCGATCCGGCTTGGCAGGCCCATCGAGGAAGTCAAACAGTACGAACCGGCCCTACTGGCGACGATCCTCGAGGAGTTGAGCAATGGCTAGCGCCAAGACGTTCGACACCTACATCGAAGGCCTGAACGAGGTTCTGCGGGCGTTTCGGGCCCTTCCGAAGGAAGCCTCAGCCGAGCTGCGGAAGTCTTCCAAGTCCATTGCCGAGCGGCATATGGCCCCGGCTTGGCGGGAAGCCGCTCTGCATGGCGCTGGGCCGTGGGGCGAGCAGATCGCCGCGAGCGTCAAAGCTGCCTCCGACCGTATCCCGGCCGTCAGGATCGGAGGAAACCGGAAAGTCTTTTCCGGCGGGGCCTCCGCGACGATGGTTCGATATCCGTCTGACTCCGGCCAGAAGCGTGACTCGTTTGCCCCGTTCGAGCGCACGGACTGGATCCGCGACGTGCGTGCCTATCAGGGCCCTGCCCTGCAAGAATGGGCCCAGGCAGTCGACCGGATCGTCGCGAAGTGGAGCACCCTCTAATGGCCAAGACCCTGACGGTGTACCTAGCGGCCGACCTCAAGAAGTTCAACCAAGGCATGGACGATGCCGCCCGCAAGGCTCAGGGCCTCGGCTCGACCATGTCCGGCATGCTCGGCCCCGCCCTCGTAGGAGCCGCCGCAGCTGCGGGAGCGTTCGCCACCAAACTGGCCGTGGACGGAGTCCAAGCAGCCGTCGACGACGAGGCCGCCTCGGCCAAGTTGGCGCAAACCCTCCAAAATCTCGGCCTCGCACACGACACACAGCCCGTCGAGGACTACATCTCGACCCTCGAACGCTCGCTCGGCATCGCAGACGATGAACTCAGGCCTGCCTACGACCGCCTCGTCCGATCCATCGGCAACACGGAAGAAGCCAACCGGGCCCTCGCACTCAGCCTTGACGTCGCCCAAGGCACCAGCCGGAGCCTCGACTCCGTCGTCCAAGCGCTCGGCCGCGCCTACGACGGCAACACGGCCGGACTGTCCCGCCTGGGTGCCGGACTCGACAAGGCCGTCCTCGCCTCAGGCGATATGAACGCCATCACGGCACAACTCGCAGCCACATTCGGCGGCCAAGCCACCACACAGGCCGCGACCTTCCAAGGCCAAGTGCAGCGTCTACAGCAAGCCGTCGATAACCTCGCCGAAGCATTTGGAGCCGGGCTCCTAGATTCACTGGGCGAAACCAATCAGGGCACCGGCGATCTCGTCGACACCATGGAAGACTTCGAGCCCATCCTCCGCCTCATCGGAAGCAGGCTCGGAGAAACCGCATCTGGCCTAGGCAAAATGGTCGGACCCGCCGCCGACGCCGCCGATGGGATCCAAGAGGCTGGCGAAAGCACCAATTTCTTCTCCAGCAGCATCGACTACATGGTCAACGACTTTCCCCTCCTGTGGAATGGCCTTCGCACCGTTTCCAACCTTGTGGGAGAGGTAGCCGACGGATCAGATGAGGCCGCCACGGGCACGGCTGCCATGGGCGGCAGTCTTTACCGTTCCGCCATTGCAGCCGAGCGGGCCGTGCCTGGCTTCCAGTCAATCGCCGGAGCCGTCGACGACATCGGCGCGGAGTCCGAGGAAAGCGCCTTTAAGGTTGCCTCACTTGCCGAGGCATTGGCGGCCGTGGGCGGCAACACCTTTAATTGGCGCCGGGAAATCTCGGGAGCAACAGACGACGCCCAAGAATTCTCGATCGAACTGAACTACAACGCATATCTAGCCCGCAGGGCCGCCGTTGCCGCTGCGGAAGCAGCCGCCGGCAACCGTTCCTACAGCGGATCAGCGGCAACCGCAGCCACGGAAACGGATCGACTGACCGCTGCCGAAAAGCGCCTACAGGCAGCCTACGAACGGCAGTCAAGCCTGATTGATGAGACCCGAGGCAAGTTGTCCGACTATCAAGGGCAACTCGAGAGTCTCACAAACGCTGCCGAGGAGTATTCCGACGTCATCAGGGGCGGCCTAGAATCAGCCCTCGACCTGGGCAAGGCCTATGAAGCGCAGTTCAACAAGGAAGGTGAAGCGACCGGGCTTAGCCTGTACGAGGGCTTCCAAAGGCAAGTCGACCATCTGGAATGGTTCGGCAACGTGCTCGGAGCACTCAAGCAAGAAGGCGCCTCCCCGGCATTCATCGCCGCCATTGCCGAGGAAGGCGCCGGAATCGGTGGTGCCCTCGGGCAGCAACTGCTCGGGGACTCCATGGTCAAAGAACTGTCCGACCAGTGGACCAACGTCCAAGCCAAAATCACGAGCCTGACTGGCGGGCTTTTACCGGAATTCCTACAGGCCGGTATCGCATCGGGCAAAGACCTTGTGACAGGCCTAACGGAGCAACTTCAGACCGAGGTCGGGACCCTTGGCAAAATTGGCAAGCAGATAGCCAAGCCTGTCGGTGCCCAATTTAAGGCGCAAATCGCAACCGATATTGCCGCTGCGCTCGCCCAAGTCGAAGCAGCCTCGAGCGCCGCCCGAGCCGAAAAAGTCGCAGAGGCTCAGCGAAATGCCGCTTCCATGACTGAGCAAGCCGTAGCGCAGGCGCTCGGAAACATTATCGGCCGCTCGGACGCCCGCACAGGCCGATTCTCCATGGGCGTCCCACTACAGGTCCTCCAGTGACAAGCCCCGTAACGGCGGTAACCGTCAACGGCGCCGCCCTCAACCTCGATGGCATCGAATACTCTGTCAGCGTTTCCCACGGGCGCCCTGATGTCCTCTCCCAGTCCGGCCCGTCAAGTGCCCAAATCATCCTGTACGGGCCGCCTAACGTGCCCGTCGAGATCGCCGACGAGCTGCGGATCCTCGCATATAGCGACAGCCGGTTCACCGGCACGATCACAGACGCCCGAGTCGAATTCCTAGGGCCTCTCGGCGGAGTATCTCGGACGACCCTGACC